CGGGTCTCTAGCTGTTTTCTTGGAAGTCAATTTCTTTTTCATTCCTCTCATTCTAGCACAAAAACTTTTTCTTCTTTTGTTTCCTTTAACTTTACTAGGTGCTTTAAGATTTCTTTTCTTACCTGTTTTGGTTTTACCTTTATTGTAAGATGCTCTACCTTTAGCATTTAAACCACCTTTAGGGTTTTTGCCTTCTTTCCTTGTCCATGCAGGAGATGACATCAATCCCATAATTCTTATTTCTTTTTGTAATTCTTTTTATTTTTATCTTTTACTTTACTAATAGTGATAACCATAGCACCACCACCATGTCCATATTTTTTTCTTTGGACTTTACCACCATATTTGTATTTGCCTTTATTTGCGATTTTTCCACCAGGCATTGCTGTTTTCATTGGCATATTATTTCTCCTATATAATTATTGCAACAATTAATATTACAACAGCTACTGCTATTGCTTTCTTATGTTCTGATACAATGTGTGGGATATGTTCTCTTAATTTCATTATATTATTTCCTTTTAATTAAATGATAGGGGATATTGCTATCCCCTACCAAAGTTATTATTAGTCTACGAAAACCATACAAGAACCGACTGCGTCACCTCTTAATAATTTTCTTCCATATACATGAAGACCTCTAACTACATCTGCGAATGTAGTAGGACTTCTGAATGTTTCAACTGTGTTCATTGCTGAAGCAGCAGCCATTCCACTCATGTGTCCAAACATACATACTGGGTGATTCCCTGCTGGGTATCCACCACCATTATGTTTTTGAAGGTTGTTAGATTTGTACATAGCAAAACCTCTAATTAAACCAGAAGCAACTAGACCATTTCTTAAAGAACCTTTACCTGCATTAAAGTCAGTAGATAAAAGTTTAGAAGAAGTGTCTGCTAATTGGTTATAAAATGAAGGAGCTGCAACCCACCATCTATTATCTTCAGCATTATTTGCTTCATCCATGACTTGAGCTGCGTCATTCATAATAGTTAAAGGGTCAACTTCACCTGCTGCATGACCTATATCAATAGGAGCAGCAAGACTACCAAACTTACCAGCTCTCGCTGCAGTTGTTAGTAATCCAGTACCTGCTGTTCTAGCTGCTGTATCCATATGAGAAAGAACTTCAGTATCCATTACATCTTTCAATTTGTAAGCTGCATTATCTGAAGCTATTGATTGAAAGTTAATGTGACCGAATCTTTTTTCTAATGAATCGATTGCAAATTGAAATGCATTTGCTTTATCTATAACTAGAACTAACTCTTCGTCTGTTAATAGAGTAGCATTAGCAGAGATATCTTTTGCTCTGTCGTATGCTACTGTTGAGATTTGTGGTTCTTTAACAATGTTAACTGTGTCACCGAATGATTTAATTTCACCCATGTAATCAGTATTACAGATTGCTTCAACTGTAGAAGCTTTTCTGAATGCTATTTGAACCTTTTTACTGTAGATTTCAGGAACCCAAAACTGGTTCGCCTGACCTGCTGTAGCTGGATTAAAGTTAGCACCAGCTGCGTAAAAGTGTGCCATAATTGTTTTTCCTTTTTATTTGTTTACTTGTTGATAAAATAAGAAAATAAACTATTTATTAAAAAGTCTACCTTCTCTTTGAGCCATCACAATAGCTTTTTCATATTGTTCAAACTCGGCATCAGACATATTTTTAATATCTGATACTGTGAAAGATTGTTCTCCTCCTGTTGGCTGTCCAATTTGTTCTCTAGTTTTAACTAGCAAATCAGCACCTTCATTCGGTTGCTTTCTTTCAGTAGTAGTTTTTTTATCTAATCCAAGTCCTCGGTCTTTCTTATACAGGTCGACTGCTCTTGCTGCAAGTTTACCATTGTTGTTGTTCTCATAAATCCAAGATTTAATTTCCATTGGCTGTTCATCTGCCCAGTTATGAAAATCATCCGATTCTTTAATATCATTAAAGTCTGGATGGTATTTCGATAACTCTAATTGAGCTTCACGAGCTGCCAAAGAATCATTCTTTTTCTTAAGAGCTTCAACTTCCTCTTGTAAGCTTGTCATCTCATTACGAGATTGCAAGTGAGATACAGTTTCCACAACTCCATATATGTCAGGATATTCTTCTTTGAAGACTTTTAATTCTTCTTCAGATTTTGGTGGAGTATACTTTGGTCGGTTCGCTTGAAGCTGTGCTTTAAGGTCTCCTTCTTTAGCATTCCAATCACCTAATTTCCTATCATAATACTTCTTTAGGTCATCGTATCTTTTTTTGTAGTCAACTTTTG